ACCAATCTGTAAAACCACCAATAGTTAAATTCTCGCAAAACTGTCCAGCAGGGTGAGTAACATTGTTCATATTTGAACTATTAGTAGGCCCATCAATAACCGATGACGTTCCAGTAGTTAATGTATCTACTAGTTTCCATTTCAAATTAGTGCCAGACTCCGCAGACGCTTTAGGGCCAACCACTAAGTTGTGAGTTGCTATCCCATTACCCGTAGTTGAGATTTGACCCGCAAAATAACCGCCCTCATACGCTGAACCTATAGCGGGTAAAGGGGGCGCAAAACTTCTTTGGTTTTGATAAATAGCTTGTAAAGCACCACTCATGTCAATCCACTCCCTGAAATTAACCAAGTTGTTGAAGTCATTTTGATAGCAGTTGCTGAACCATATTGAGCAAGACTACGTGATCCAGTTGTGCCAGCAGAACTTAAATACATTGTGTCGGTAGTAATTGCAATTGTCACTACTTGGCTTGTCATGTTAATAAATGTAAGGGCCGTTCCAATTGGATAAGCCACTGAACTATTTGCAGGAATTGTAAAAGTTCTTGCGTTGGCATCACCTGATGGGTGAAATATATGCTTACCAGAATCAGCTAAAACTAATGTATAGGCTGCGCTTTGGCTGTTCTGAGGGATATTTCTAAACCCAACAGAATCTGTCCCATCTACTGTGCAGTTACTTAATGTTCCACTTGTTGGCGTTCCAAGAATAGGAGTTACCAAAGTTGGAGATGTGGCAAAGACAGCAGAACCAGAACCAGTTTCATCAGTTAAAGCTGCCGCTAAGTTAGCTGAACTAGGAGTCGCTAAAAGGGTTGCAACTCCAGTACCAAATCCAGATATACCAGTAGATACTGGCAATCCTGTAGCGTTTGTTAGAGTTCCACTAGATGGAGTGCCCAATGCACCACCTGGAGCCACATAGTCAGTACCTGCTGTGGCTGCTGCAAATGCAGAAGTGCCGCTACCTTTAACAATACCAGTTATAGTAGCTACACCAGTACCACCTTTAGAAACTTTTAAAACAGGTCCAGCATCAAATAAAGCATCAATAGAGTCCAGATCAGTATTGATCTTTGTACCCCATGTGTCTGTGGATGCGCCAACTTCTGGCTTTGTTAAGCCTAGATTTGTGGTGGTTGTATCTGCCATGTTTTACCCCTAAAAGACTTATTTAAACTGTTGTCCAAGACTCTGAAACATCTTCAATTGGAGTCCAAGTTTCAGACGTATCTACTTCTGTTTCCCATTTTTTTCTAGCATTAATCACAACACTAGAAGTGTCAATAAATATTGCTTCAAAAGGACGCTTGCGGTTATATTGAATATCTAAAACACTAGATGCAATGATGGCAACATTGCCAACAGCATCAATACCACCAGCTACTGTTATTACAGATGTGTCAACAATTGCAACACCTGAGTTAGCAATCTTTACCGCACCTATAGATACTGTGCTAGTTGAAGCAATCTCAAACTGAGCATCTTTTATTCTTTCGCCAGCAATAACTACTGTAGAAGCAGAAACAATGGCAAGCGCACCAAGGTACGCTCCAAAGGAGTATCTACCCCCACCATAATCGCCACGCCCGTAAGCAGCCATATTAGCTCAATGTAATAGACAAGCTAGAAGTAGGAATGCGGAAAATGTCTCCGTCATTAATTGCTTTAGCAGTAGTCAATGGCGCCCATGCAAGCAAAGTACCACCAGTAGAAGCAGTAAAAATACCTGCCCAACCAATAGTTCCCCAATTGCCACCAGATGCAGCGGCAAACTCAATTGCGGCAGCATTTGTAAATGTAGTTGCAGTACCACTACCAGATATAGTTCCAGCAGATACACGGGCATAACCACTACCAGACACTTCTGTACCGCCACCAGTATCACTAGGTGCGGCAGTAAATAAACCAACATACCAAGCAGTAGGACGGGTAACAGCACCCGTTGTAAACAGGTAAGTTAGTGCAAGATTTTCTGTGTAGTCTGTGAAAGATGACATTTTTTATCCTAAAGATCGGGCACGAACAATAGGTGTAGAAGCAACAGAAGCCCTTTGATCTGCTATTTCTATGTCGCCAATGGAATTTGTATACAACGAACTCCAAACAGTAAGACGTTCATCATCTTTTAAATATGGAGATGCTTCAAGCAATGCACCATATAAGTACAAGTCTGGGGCATAAGCCAAAAGCCAGTTACTTGTGTTTGAATCACTTAATACTGGAATCTTACCATAGTAAGTTAATTCACCCGTATAACCAGTATCAGGTGTTGGAATCACTTGAATCTGAGTACCAATGATTGTGTAATATTGTGGTTTACCAACTGAAATAAACTGATTTGCAGTTCCATAGTCACCTTGATTCTGAGTGACATATTGCAAATACGTAATTGGATTTGTATTTAGCTGAAACTCTTTAGCCTGTAAAAAGTCAGCAGGAAAAGCAAAGTATTGAGTATCTAGAGTGGCATTGGCACGTTTAATCATTTGTCTTACACGTAACTTACGATTAAACTTAGCTTCTGCAAGAGTGATAAAGCTTGGAATAACAGAAGTCAGGTCATCCCGATTCAGATAATCTGCTATTGTTGCTTTAAGCCCTGCAAAAGTATCAAGTGCCATTTTCTACATCCCTACACGCTAGTGTATGCTCATGTTTGAACTCAAATGTTCCAATATGGAAGATCTCTTTTGAAAGATCTTGATCCACATATGTTTTATGCCCATTCTGGGCGGCTCTACGGCAAAACCATACATCTTCACCAATGTAGTCTTCCGCAGCGGGAACCCAAGGGATAGCAAACCAAGGATATTCCATAGATTTATAGACTTCGGATTTAACGAGCATTACACCCATTCCGCAGTAGTCTACTTCAACAAGTCCTGTTGAATCGTCCTCAGTATATACCCGATTGATAAATGTTGCATCCATATCTGGAGTATTTTTTTTCACCGCAATAGGTTCTGTCGGGAATCTACGCTTGGCATAGTTTCCACAGACAATACCCGTATCATGTTTTAACAAGCGAATGATGGAATCTTTTGGAAACCGCATATCGCTATCTAGCCACAGGGTATGGGTACACTCAGCCGCAATAGCATCCCTAGCCAAATCCTGACGTTGTGCTGACAACAATGTGCCAGAGCTAGTATAGATCACCACTTTGTGATTTGTTGTACCTACAGTAAATCCAACTAGCCTAGCTAAATCAAATGCAAATCCAGAATTAACAAAGTCCCGTGTTGGGACTAATATCCCAATGGTCTTACTATCCATTAAACTTCTCCAGGTCTTGTGCGAAATGCACGATTATCAGGGTCATTTAACCAACGCTTCATGTAAGCTTGGTCATCAAGTTTGCCTTCGGCTTTCATCTGATAAAACAATGCCATTGGAATAGATGCAACATGGTGCATATCGCCTTTCCAATTTGCTTTTTCATCAAATGAGTTAAATCTATCTCTGTTGTCTGAAACAATCTGAGTAGCATCAATAATTGTCTCAATAGTGGCTTCGTCTTTTTCGGCATCGTAATGCCACATCTTACGAGTGCCAGTTTCAGTATTAATGTCAAATAGTTTGGTATGCATAAATAAAAAAAGGGTGGGTTATTAGCCCACCCCTTTGTCTTCAGATTAGGTCTGAATTGTTGAGTTCAAGTCATAGACTGCGCCATGAGCTTTCTCATTCTTGATCTTCAAGCCCCACTCACACAAGAGCATACGCTTCTCGGCATCACCTGTCTTAGCCAGTTCAACTGTCTGGAAGGGACGCAGATAAGCAACTGATGCGTACTCAGGATCAAGCACGAAAACATCACGCTCACGTTGGAAGCGGTTAGGAACAATACTCACGTTGCCGAAATCGGAAACATAAATATCTGCAGCGCCAATCAAAGTAGCGGGTTTAGCACCACCATTGATGTTGAAACGGCTAGAAGCAATACCAGCCATCTTAGACAAGTTCTGCTTGTTAACAGGACCAGCCATAACGATAGTTGGTGAGCCGCCTTCTGTCCACACCTTCTGAATTACGTCTTTCAGCAATGCTTCGCTGAATGAACGCAAG